AGTTTTTTAGATACTGGCAGATCTCCGTCAGCATTCTCATGTTGGCCCTCCGTTTCCTTCCCGATCAGCGGGGTTCCGATGGCGTTTTTGTCGGAAGCCAGGTCGGAAATTCTCTTTTTGGTGGGCTTATAACCGTCACGGGGATATTTCTCGCCCACCTTGTATAAATGGTCGTCTTCCCGATCAAGGAAGCTCTTTAAAACCACATATCCCATTTATGATCACGCTCCTACAGTGATGACTGCGATTCCGTCCAGATATTCCGCCCACAGCGCCATACCCATGAGCGCATAGCTCTCGCCGACTGCGGTCTGATAGTTGCCCTGTGCGTGGAAACCGATCAGATTGGTTTCGCCCTGGACGGTGTAATTGAGGCCGAGTTTCGCATATTCGCTGTCGGACGGGTCAATGTAGTAGAGGTCGAGGTTCTCAACCGGGGTAGCAATCACTTTGTTCTGCGGAATCAGTGTGGTCGGAAGCAGGAACAGGGTTCTGTATCCCATGAAGTTCTGAATATAGGTCAGACCAAACTGAGTCTGAATGGTAACCTCGGAGGCGCCGAGATACTCGTAAGCGTCAAGAATGTTCGCAAAACCGACAACCTCGGTCACATCCTTCTGGATGGTCGCGAATTTATTGAGGACCTTGCCCTGTGCCTTTGCAAGTGCCATCTGCCATGTGGTGGCGGTATCGGTCAGAGAGCCGGTCTTAAGGAAATTATAGAATTTGGTCAGAACGACATTCTGCAGCTTGGTCAGGAATGCGTCGTCGGATTTCTCGATAGCGATCTCCGCGCCGTATGTGGTTACGTCCTCAATCGGAACGGCTTTTGCATATTTCTCGATTGTCAGATCAGCAAGCGTGGTCTGCACAATCGTAGCTTTGGAGTACGGAATCACGTTGCCTGCTGCCACATTGCCGCTCTCAAGCGCGACAGATGCGGTGTAAGAAATCAGCCTGCTGCCCGGTGCTTTCCGGATGGGTCTGGAAATGCCCATGATCTGGCGCAGTGCGGTCCAGTTGTCCGCAAATCTGCTTACAAAATCAATTTCTCTTGCAGTAACATTGGTGTATACGTTGGGGAGCGAATCCCTCGGGTTTGTTAATGTCTCAACATTCGTTGCTGGCATAGTAGTTCTCCTTTCAATTCTGCGCGGCTAGGCTTTCCGCCAATGCTTTCTGTCTTGCCGCTGTGTCCATAATGTACCGACCGTGATCGTCCTTTGCGTAGATCTGCTCACGCGTCAGAACCTTTCCGCCGGTGTTTGCGGGCGGGGTCGGTGTATTGGCTCCGCTCGTTGTAGTTTTCGCCACATATTCCGCCCACTCTTCTCGCGCCGCCTTAACATGGTCTTTTGCACTTTTCAGTGATCCGTCATTTTCCAGCTCGATTTTGTCCCAGTCTGCGAATTTGATAGCCTTTTCGATGCCTCGGTCAGTAAGGTTGGAATCTTTCAGTGCATCACGGTACGCTTTTTCCTTCGCGGACCTCGTCTCTTTTGCCGCGATCTCCGCTTTGTAGTCCTCAAATTCTTTCGCCAGCTTGTCGTAGTCCTTGCCGGCTGTCGATTTCTTGAGAGTGTCGAGCTCCTTTTGTACGGTTGCCAGTTTCTCCGCGTCCTGTTTGTAGCCTTCCGCCTCTTCCTTCAGGCCGTTGACCGTTTCCATATGCGCGTTGATGATTTCATCCACCTTATCCGCTTCAATTCCCAGAGCGGACAGAAATTTGCGACTTAGTGCCATGTTTCTATCTCCTTTACCATTCATTTCTTCGATGGTTTCGCCGCGCATTCCCTTGGCGGCATTAAAAAAAGGTCAAAGAGCTGGAGTTCTTTCCAGTCCTTGACCTTTTTCGTCCTTTAGACTTGATTATATTGTATCAAACACATTTTTTATTGTAAAGACAATTTAGCGTTGCAGATGTTCCTCGATGATTTGGCGGTATTCGTCCATGTGGTTCTCGATGGCAGGGCGGAGGTAGGGCTGTTCTCGAGTCTTCTGCGTCCCGAGTTCCACGTAGGCCGCATACTCCACATTCGTTCCCGCGATGACCGCATTTTCGTTCAAATCAACAGTGTGTGTTATCGAGTTCCGCAAAAGTCCCGTATCCACCGGACACTCCTCTTTGGCATAGTCCTCTATCTGTATCCCGATGGTCTCCAGCGCGGCCTCAAGCTGGTCACCGAGAGCCGCCACTACGTCTTTGACTTTGCTGGAGGTCAGTGATACCTCGATATTGACATTATTGGCCATGCTCCTCACCTCTCTCTGTACTCTTTCAAATAAGAACCCTTCATAGCATTTCCGAGTTTCTCCTGATAGTCAATCGGCCGCGAAGTTGTTTCCCTCGATGCCTTCCACTCATCATAGGTCATTTTTCCAAGTCCTTCGTCATGCCGTAAAGATGTGTCACTCGCGTCGATTTCGTGCTTGTCAACCTGCGTGAGCAGTGTGCACCGGCAGTTGTAGACGTTGGCTCCGTCGGCCGTCGGGTCCCCGGGATACTTTATCTTTCCTATTTCGTTTTCAAAGTATTCGTCAATTTCCACCGCTTCTCCGTCAAGATCCCTGTGCCAGTGCCTTGTCCGTTCGTCCAGAGTCGCCAACCACTGTTTTTTGACCTTGATTCCGAGCTTTTCCGCCCGTTTCATGGCATCCATTCGGCCTGCATTCTGTACCCCTGTGGCCATGGTTCGGGCGTTGCGGATAGCAGCAGCCTTCTCGCCGCCGGTGACGCTCTTTAGCCTCTTGGCAAGATCGGGGATGCTTTCGCCCTGCAGGATTCCCTGTGTCATGACTGACTGGACCCTCTGCCGGTTCCATGCTGTTATTTCCCCGTCCCGAATCTTCCGTGCGGTTTCTTTCCCCGGGTCGTGGTAAATCTGTGGATTCTCGCGCCAGATCCGTTCGACAGCTTCTCGGGAGTAGAGTGTGTACGACGTATCAACCAGGCCTCCGCGTTCCACCTCAAATGTCCCGTAGTTGTGATTGAGGGCATACACCTCGGCCATATGACCGTTTACGATGCTTTCGGCGATTCTGTGGGCGTTGAGGTAGTCTTGCGCGAGCGTGTCCCTCATTTCCTGCCAACGTTTACCCATGAGCACTTGACCTTTGACCCATTGTTTGTACTCAGCCTCGGTCTTCTTACCCTCCGCTACCCACTGCCGCCACTTCTCATCCTTTGTCGCGTACCTTTGGAGATAGTCGTTCAGTTTGGCGGTTACCTCTTCGTGTGCCTGTCTGTATTCCTTGGCGATCTCCTTCTCCATCCGCTCAATGATCCTGTCTGTTTCACGATGGGCGGGATCGGGTCTTCTTGTCATTCACTCTCACCGTCCTCGGGCTCTTTCGGCTCCTGCGGCGGTTCGGTCAGGTTGTAGCCCCTGTCGATTTCGTCCGCTGCCATCTTCTCGAGCATTTCGTCTGCTTTGTCGGCATCGCCCAGGATCGTTAGGATCTTTCGTGTCACATAATCCGAATCCAGGTATGTAGCTGCTGCCACAAGGTTCGTAATCTCCTCTTCCCGATTGACCAGCACCGACCGCGTAAACGTCGGATTGTCCTCGATGCCCGCAACCGCAAGGATTCCGCGGACAAACTCGAGGATGCAGTATTCGTACTGGTCGGCCTTGTTGTTCATCGGTTCATAGCTTGCCTTGATCTGTGTTGCCGTGACAGCTCCGCCAGCGATCTCTTCCACATCCAGTGCCATGTAGTCTCTGTACATATCCTTTCTCAGCCTGTCGAGGATTGCTTCTCTCGCCGAATACGGCACATCCATCGTGTGTGCCTCGATGGTCTGACCGTCTTGTAACGACGCGCCATGTACGGTTTTGATTCTCTGGACAAACTGCGCAAGGTCGATGTCGTCCATTCCGCCCGCGTTCTGCACGATCCAGTAGATCTGGCTGGCATCGTCTAAATCGTTCGCAAACCCGCTCTTAATCAGATCGTAAGCGTCGATTTGCTCACGGATTCCGATGATTTCGCTCTGTTTGTATGGGTTTCCGTAGCAAGGGACGATCGGAAACGTCGGATAGTTCATCCCGTCATAGATTGCATCTTCATCCGCATCAACACGGGTCTCCGAAACGATATATGGGCGCTTTTCGTGGAGAACCTCGCCTTTGCTTCCATGCCAGATGAATTCCGTGTATCCGTCCAGCTCGTAGAGTGTCGCCCTCAGCGGTTTTGACAGGTCAATCTGCCAGAACCTCGCACCGGCTGACAGAGCGCCGTTCTCTTCGTCATACAGAGGAGCGTATTCGAGAAAACTGAACACTTCGACGTGATCCAGATTATAAAACCCGAAGCTTTCCGCACAAATCAGCGCTCCCTGGCCGATTTCCTGCAGGCGGATGTCGAAGTCCTCTCCCAGCTTGCCAGCCGTGTCCTCCTTCTCCCATGTCACGCCGTTACCGAGCAGATACTGGTTCTGCTGAGTCACGAATCTGTAGAAGTAGTTCGACGGTATCTTGTAGTTAGCTGACCAGTTATCCGGAACAGCGTTGCCCGACAGTGTATACAACAGTTTCTGATAACTCATTATCGTCGTGTTTCTGTGTCTCGCGTACTCATCCGCAATCTTGGCGGTTTTGTACTTCTCGGAGCTCTGATGCTCGTTGATCAGTCTCCGTACAAATGCCATTCGCGCCTGTTCGTCATCGCCCAGCGCGACTAAATCCTGATATGTAAGCATAATGTGTCACCTCACAGCAAATATGTTTGTTCAAGCGGAATTGTCCGCCGTGGTACTGCAATTCGGGTAGATTTGACAAAGTAGCGCATACTGTCCATAAGATGGTCCGCCACCTTCACCGGTTTGTCCTCTGCTGCCTTGTCATCCCACACGTAGCCTTGGGCCTCTTTTTTCCAGTTGGTCAGAGTCGGTGCAATCTTGATCAGACCCGTCTTGAGCGCGGTTGCTGTCTCTCGGATCCCGTCCGCGACAGCATTGTCAGCTTTCAAAACTCTGTATTTTCCTTCCCGTTTTTGTAGGAGTGTAATAAAGCTGGCCGCCGACGGGTCAATGTAGGTCTTCAAACGGCCGTCCACATATCGGCCTGCAAACTTGTCCAAGTCTTCTGCGTATTCCTCATCCGTCTTTTGTATGCCCGTGTCTCTGCCGGAGTAGTAGTATTCATCAACTGCCCACCATATACGGCTTCGTGGGTAGTGCGCCCACATGATCGCCGCAAATGCGTTCTGCGTTCCGTAGTCGACCGACATTCTGTATTCATCCGGTTCGTCATCCGCAGGCGGCTCCGCGATCGCGTCCTCGTACATCGGATAGATCAGACCTTCCGCAAGAGTCCATTCGCCCAGGATGTAGCGTCCGTAGTAGACGGTTCCCTCGTACTCCTTGCACAGATTGTCGACAAACTGCTTTGGCAGAAATGGATTGTCGAAAATCACGTATTTCTGCACGTAAGCATCAATCTCAGGATTGTCGATAAACTCTTTCAGCCAATGACCGGGACTTTCCGGGTTGCAGGCTCCGTCAAAGCGCGAGTATGCTTTATCAAGACGGCTCTGGAGCATATGGAAGACCTCGGGGTTCCACTTTGCAATCTCGTCACCGTAGCAATACTTGACGCTCATACCCTGGATCTTCGCCACCTGCGATACCTTTTCGGCTCCGAGGCAGTAGACGGGCACTCCGCAAACATACGCGATGTTCTGCGAATTGATGGATTTAACCACCTCTTCCGTGTATAACTCCCTCATCGGCTGCAGCACGTTTCGTTCGATTGTGGATTTCGATACGCCGATGATCAGATTAAGGCCCGGCTCGTCCTTCAAGCTCCGCAGTCTGTACGGAATCATGTGGCAGACATCCACAAACGACTTACCCGAACGGACCGCCCCAACTTTGAGGTTCCATCGCCTGTTAGCGTTCCGTATGTACTCATTCTGCTTCAGACTCAAACGCATTCGCATGAACCTCCCGCAGAATCTTATCGAGCTTATCGAGTGCATCCTGGTTACCGGCGGAGTCGTTAAACATACCCAGGTGTCTGCACAGCATTTCGAGGGCGCGGTTTTTGTCGGCCAGTCTGACCTCGACCTGACCCTGCGAATTGTAGCGAATAGACGTTATGGCGGGCCGTAGTGCTTTCGGAATATCGTCCGTGTCCTTTACGATGATCCGCCCGTTCTGAATGTTCACGAAATCGGTATAGTCCGCCATTCCGATGCAGGCCAGTTCTCGGAGGACTCGCTCCTTGGTGATTTCGGTCTTCTGCTCACGCTTCTGCATCCTTCTTTGGATTTCGGCTTGAATGTTCGCATTTGCTA